GGGTATTCCTTGTAAAGTATAGTAATGGTGAATTCCGACCCCCATTACAACCATGCCCGGTCACCTTCTTCAGGCGCTTGAATGACTTCTCTCAAGAACTGCTCAAGAGGACCGTGTCGACCACCCCTTGGACTCGGCAAGAATTTGTCGATCACTATGTGGGTTGCAAACGGAAAATCTATGTTCGAGCTCTAGAGAGCTTAAGTCAGAAGCGGCTGATGCGCAGAGATGCTCACGTTAAGACTTTTGTCAAATGGGAGAAAACAAACATCACTGCAAAACCAAATTTCGTACCTAGAGTCATTCAACCCAGATCGCCTAGGTTTAATGTAGAGTTAGGCAAATTCCTGGCGAAAGTTGAGAAGCAAATGATGAGCGCCATCGACAGTACATTTGGATACCCAGTTGTTATGAGTGGTTACAACGCTAGTCAGCAAGGCCAGATATTTTATGAGTCATGGAATAGTTTCTCAGATCCGGTTGCTATTGGGCTGGACGCAAAGAGGTTTGACCAGCACGTGAGTACTACTGCACTGCAGTGGGAACACGAACGCTGGCTGCCGTGGTTCACAGGAAATGATCGAAAATATTTAGAGAAACTGTTGAGGATGCAGCTGACTAACCATGGTACTGGCAGGACGAAGGATGGTAGGATTAAATATCACGTTGATGGTAAAAGGATGTCGGGAGATATGAACACAAGTTCAGGAAATAAATTACTCATGTGCGGAATGTTGTACTCGTACCTAAAGAAACGCAATATAACAAAACACCGTGTTCTCAATAACGGTGACGACTGTATGGTCATTGTTGAACGATACCAGTATAGACAATTCATCAATGGAATCAATCATTGGTTCGAGAGGATGGGTTTTGACATGCAAGTAGAGAAGCCAGTTTTTAGACTGGAGGAATTGGAATTTTGTCAATCTCGACCAGTATTTGATGGCAATAGCTGGAGGATGGTGCGTAATTACCCTCTGGCCTTGGATAAGGACTCAAATTGCTTCATACAGTCCCCAACAATGCGTACAACTAAACGCTGGATGGCCGGTGTAGGCAAGGCAGGGTTGTCGCTTACGGGCGGCATACCTATTGCTCAGGAACTATACATGGCTTACGTGCGAAACTCAAAAGATTATACCCCCACCAAGCTGGATCCCAATATCGGTTTGGCCAGGCTATCTTTTGGTATGTCAGAGCGCTACCGGCAGATCACACCGCAATGTAGAGCATCCTTTTACGCGGCGTTCGGAATTACGCCAGATGTGCAAATCATTTGTGAGAAGACTTTCAGGGCCTGGCACTTGGAGTCCAATCAGAACCACCGATTGAAGACCGGCGTCTTGTCTTCTGGGCTCGGTAGGCTTCTTGAGTTGGCTCGGTGTCCAGAATTGGGCCCAAATAGGCACTGTCCCGGTGCCGAGGTTATGCTGACCTAATCAGCTATGGGGTTATAGGGGTTAAATGACCCAAAACGCTAAGCGTGCTAAACAAAATGCCAAGAGACTACACGGCGTCGGCCCAGATTCGGGGTCCCCTTATGATGTATAGTCCAGGTGGT